CCACGCCGTAGGTAGTGTAACCCACTGCTACCAGTGTTTCCTGGACCGATGCGATTGCAGAGTTCTTGATGAACTCACCAGTTACCTGCGCCGCGAGAACAACGTTACCTTTTGCGATTTCATAGTTAGTCATTTGATTCCCCTTTCAAAGAGAATTATAGTGATTGCATTCCTTGGTAGCAATCCAACATACCTAATAACTAGAAGGGGGTGGGCTCGAAAACCACTTTTGATCCACCACTCTATACTAATTACCAGGTGTACCCCAAAAATATATAAATTCTAGGGCTATATACATGACTAGAAACAGGAGATAGATATGGATACCCAGGTATGCCGAAAGTGTGGAATAGAAAAGCCTCTCGCCGGATTTTATAAAGATCCACATAGAAAAATAGGTTATAGGTCTAATTGTAAGGTATGTGAAAGAGGTAGAACACGAAGTAGAAGTAGTTTAGAATATATCGCTAAAAAGAAACTTATAGACAAGGTTGGTCATTTGAAGAAGGTTTATGGACTAACTCCTGAAAAAATACAAGAGATATTAATAAAGCAAGATAGTAAATGCAAGATTTGTGGTTCTACAGAATTTGGAATTAAAAGAAACGTACCACATATAGATCACGATCATGCTACGGGGAAAATTCGCGGGTTACTGTGTTGTCACTGTAATATTGGTCTCGGTTGCTTCAAAGACAATGTAGAAAGCTTAAAATCTGCGATCAAATATCTTGAAGCCCAAGATTCTTAGTAAGACATTTCTCTTCTACTACTAGTTACCAGGAGTCGAACAAAAATATATAAATTTCTACCCTACATACATGACTAGAAACAAGGTTCTTACAACAGTTTCTATCCCTATGTCTCTATAGATTCTTCTAGTACTTTACCTTTTCCAGTCCCAAAAATATATAGAATTTAGGCCCTCGTGATGACTAGAATCATTGAATTACTGGAGTTTAGTGGTATAATGAGGGTATGACCGCGAGGTACGCAGTGACTCATTATGAGATAAGTTTAAAAGGCTCTAATCCAAGCGAGGTTTACAAGAAGCCAATCCATATTTATGTAGAGTCCGGCCGAAATCCTTATTCTTATCCATTTGGATTCTTAAATCCTAGTAACCCTTTATATGGAGACCTAGATTATTTTGACATGTCTTTGTTAATTCCGGCCGAGAAGATACATAGGATAGGTGTAGTTTTTCCTCAAAGATATTTTTCAAATGATCCTAAACGTGTACGTTTGATGGCATATTTTTCTAATGATGAGTGGTATAGATTAGGTTTATGACTCACTATGTTATTACACTCAAGAGTAAAGGAAAGATAAACGTCTATATAGACTTGGGTTTTAGTCAGTTTGAACTTTATTACAAAAATAGAGAACGTGGCTATGATACTCCCGCTGGATTTCCACTAACAATAGAGTTAGATTATTTTGATTTATCTTTATTGTTCTCAGTCGAAGACATAGAGAGAATAGTAGCGGTTATTCCGCTTCATGGTCCTAACTACATACGAGCATACTTCTCGCTTAAAAGATGGGATTGGCATAGACTTGGTTATGACCAAGAGGTACACAATGACGCGTCTTAGAATAGTAGATTGGAATGAAACTCACAATCCATATAGAGTCCTGGGCCGGACAAAGGAAATAGATATTTACTTATTTGGGGAAGACGATAACATTCCTGAAGAACTAGTATATCTTTCATTGCCTGGTAATGGGTCGTTCCCCCTTTCAGACATAGTACCTCCAAACTATCATACTGTATATTTAGTAGCCGGTGGAAGAATGACTCCTACTGGTTCGACCCTTCTTTACCTTGGAAAGGTACGTAATCTAGATATAAATCTAAAGGTTCCCCAAATCTTCTATAACCAAGAAAGGCATTAGACAACGGGATACAAAAACAATGAGTCTAAATAAACTAACCGTAATATTCGAATCGGATAATCCATATTCAATTCCGGCCGGCCATACTATAAACATATATATGGAAGCAGAGACTTTTGCTGAATTTCAGGCTAAAACAGAGGAACTATTATCTATTAACACGGACTCCTATCATTTCAAAATGAGTTACTTAGAAATGCATGACATATTTACTTCTATACTAGGAAAATATACATTATCTGATATACAACCCCTTATAATACCTCCGTGTTCATTTTCCTTATTAAGCCCAAATCCAATTACTTACAGTTCAATAAGTGTAAACGTAGAGGTATAAATATGGCTAATAGTATTTACTATTCTCCGAATCAGCTCACAGAAACAATAAAGCCAGTTAAGGTATCATGTAAAATAATTACTTCCGGCGACGAGCAAGTAGAAAAAGAGTTCTATGTACTATCTGATAAACCTTTATCTTCTGCTTATACCTGTCTAACCAAGATATTCACCAAGGAGAAGATAACATCTTTATGCCTACATATCCTTTAAGTTCAAATCCTTTCTTTCAATCGGATTATATTCAGGATTCTCCTCCATCTGATCCTGAAGCAACTCTTACTATGGGTCCACTACAAACCGCATCTAATAATTTAACTTATTCAGTTATAGACCCTAATTACTATCCAAATAACGGAGTCGATAGCCCACTTTACCAAATGGCAACTACTATACCTTACTCTTACCCTTACTATCTATATCCTAGTGGCATGGGTCAGATAACACCCTTTTATCTAACCGTCTCTTATACAATATATAAAGTAAAGTACTTATTAGATCCAGCCGGCCCAGCTGATCCAACTAAAGAATTAGTATTTACTTGTAGAACAGATACGGCCCCAGAAGTAGCTATCTTACAAGCAGCCGATTTACAAAAGTTATCATATATACTTATCTTAGGTATACAAGAATTGAGTACTTCAGATGTTATACACGACCCCAACCATCCAATTCAGGAGATTGTATTATGAAGCTTTATACAGTACACTTTAGTACTCCCTACTTAGAAGCAAACAGCGTTGTTTTAGAAGCTCCTTCTCTTACAGACGCTAAGCAGTTATTTGATACAATTCTTGGCCAGAATAAGTACTTTAAAGTTAAGTTCCATGATACAGAGATGATAGTACTATCAAATACAATCAAGGTAGTAAAAGCCTCTGTTTATAAAGAGAGCCACAAATGAACATAGACATGCCATTAGATTTAGAAACAAGTCCAACCCATCACTGGGCCATAACATTCGAGGCATTACTAGACAAAGACAAGATGCCTACTTTAGGAGAAGAGAATAAAGAAGATGAAGAGCTTATGGAGGGTCTAAAAGAAACAGACTATTGGGTAACAGATACAATTGTAGTTAATGGGGGAGAAGATGCTCGTCCCTCAATAGAACAAGTAGAAGCCCATGTTCTTAATTTGGATAAGTATGATGAATATCCTTTGCCAGCAATAGATTTTAGACTTACCGGAGTAGAATTACTTTCGGTTTCGGAGATTTAAATATGTCAGATAATACGAATAGAACCCATATAGATAGACCTGATGAGCATCATTTTAATGGAGATGCGCCACCAAACAGCTATGATTTGTCTGAGGTTAAGGAAGTAGATCAAAAGATTGAATTAAGTTATGGAACCAAGGCTTGTTGTACCGAGTGTGGTAGAGAAGATGCTCCTTATCTTTTCCTAAAGAAAAGTAATGGCCTATACCAGCTTTTATGTAAGGATTTTGATGGATCCGGTTGTTGGCCACAATCGTCTAGGACTCTATGTAATTACTCAGACTATAGATCTGTGCAGTGCACCCAGTTAGCAGAGTTTAAAGTTCAATGTGGAGCAGATCCAATTAGGAATTATTATGTATGTAAAGACCATATAGGAATGTTCCTTCAATCCTATTCTGTATATAAATTATATCCACTTGATAAAGACTAAAATATTCCCACCCACGTATACTAAGTAGAGACATATGTCAGATGCAACCGCTTTGCCCAATACAGCACTAATAAAAACAGATAAAGAATTAGTTGATATACTACTTCCATCTATTAATACTGCCGAACTTACTACACAAGAAAAAGCCAATGTAGATAGGTTAAACAGCGCACTTACTATATTAGGACCCGCTGCAGGAGGAGCTCTAGTTTGTCCAGGCAACCAAGAGCATACCCCAGACGATGAAAAATGCCCTTACTCTGCTAAATGCGAATTACTAAAAGCAAAGAAAGCCCCAAGAGGGGAACTGTGTCCTATAGAAGTAGATATTATAGGAGAACAGTTTAAGTCTTGGGTAGCTGAATTAAACAAGACTGCCTTCGATCTTTCTGCATCGGAAAGAATGTTTGTATCGGAACTTGTATGGTTAGCTGTACAAGAACAGAGATGTTCGTCTATCGTATCTAAAGGCGACGCGGCCAGATTAACACAACTTGATCCAAAGGAAGTACATCCAGAAACACTTGATCCAATAACTTGGGAAAAGACAATACACTCTAATGTCCTAAGGTTAGATCAAATATCACTTATACGCTCCCGTCTACTCAAAGAGTGGATGATAACTCCTGAACAGAAAGCAAAACAAGCTAGATGGGAAGGGAAAAGCAATAACACAGATCAATCGTCTAAACAGGCCAAACAAGCAGAGCGCATAAGATTGGCCAATAAAACAGATATAATAGATCTTAAAGAAGAGAAACCTCAAGAGGCTAAGTAAAATATGTCCAGCAAACCAGCAAACAAACCAACCAGCAAAGCGACTAGAGAATTAGGATTAGCACCAGGAAAACATAAAGCAAAAGAAGGATCCGTAGAAGAAGCGGAGTCAGTATTCAATGAATTTATTAAATACTCAGGAAAGGCCCCAACTTCACGATATGGAAAGAAAACAACAGGAAAGAAAAAGAAGATAGTCCTTATAAACGACCTTCATGTCCCATATCACGATGAGGAAGCTTTAGCTAAAGTAATATCTCAAGAAGCAGAAACCACAGATCTATTAATTATAGGCGGGGATTTACTGGATCTTCTTTCAGTTTCTAGGTATGATAAGTTCGACGTACATCACTCTTTACAGTATGAGTTTACCCAAGGAAAAGCAGTAATTAATACTCTAGCTTCTTACTTTCGTAAGATAAAGATAATTCCAGGCAATCATGATGAGCGCTGGAGAAAGCATCTACTTCTAAAAAGGGGTATAGATCCGTTCGAACTAGAAGCAATGAATACTCTAGCTAAGTTTTCCAACCATGATGAGGAATTTGACATTTCCGACCCAATTTATTGTCTTACTAGAGATCTTCCAAACGTAGAACTAGTTCGTCCTGTAGTAAAAGACTATGCTAAGTTTGGATTCTTTATGCAAGAAGGAAAAGCTCTTATCAGTCATGCAGAAATCTTTTCTAGAACTCCAGGACATGCAGGAAGTGTAGCACTAAAATGGTTGCAGTCTTATGCTATTCCAGCTGGACTAGTATCTCCATTTACTGCTGTGTTCCAAGCCCATACACACCAAGCGGGTATGTTTTACGGGGATTATGGTATATGGGTATTCGAATGTGGATGCCTTTCTAAAACACCAGATTATGCATCGAACCCCAAACTAATGGGTGCTCAAAGACCTTCTGCTCTAGGATATACAGTAATATACCAGGACGAGCATGGAGAAATCGACTTCACTCAGACTAGGTTTGTGCCTATTGATTAAATAGGACTAGGTGGAAGATGAGACACTATTCTGCACGTAAAAGACTAGATGGGCGGTATGATTATACTTGTGGGGATTATCCTGTAGGTTATTGTGCTGCCTTCGAAGAACCAGTATCATTAGATTACTGGCGTGAAGAACAACTAAAAACATATAGATCTTTTAAAGATAAACACCACACAGACGGGCATCTTACTGAAGAAGATGCCTGTAACTGTTACAAAGAATACCAGTTAGACCACCATCTTCGTAAAGGTACTCTTAGTGAGTCGATGCATAGATGTAGGGTTTGCGGAGATTTTACTGCTCATTACATAGAAGTTGGGTATTGTACCCACTATACTTTATGTGATAAGCATTGTAATAGGGAAGAAGTTGAGAAGCTGTATGATGTTGGCCAAAGCTGGGAATCCTAATAAAATCAATAATTTATATAAATCCTTATACTAATAAATAAAGAGGAATCAATAAATGTCACTTGAAGATTATCCAGGACAATGTGGGGAGCCAGACCAGCAAGCTCAAGCAATGTTAGCTACAGGTAAAATTACCTACCATATAGAAACCATACAAATTATAACTCTTCCTCTCCGGGGCCACCGAAGACATAAGGAGTTTAGACATATAGTCAAAGTATTTGACGTGATGCATTCAGATCTACCTTTCTTAGAGGTCTTTGAGTTTAATAGTGAAGATAAACGACCTTTACCAGACTTAATCAAAGCAATGATCTGTACCTTATGGGAAGAGAGAAATACAAATGGCTAAAAGTTCAAACGCAGCTAATCAAGCTAAGAATGCCAAGGCTAATCAACGTGTGTTCAAACTAAGTAAGGCAGGACACCTTAATCCATATAAGGGTCCTGTATCTACTATGTCTTTTGGAAAAGATCCGGCCAGAAAACCTAAGGTAGAACATCTATATGGCAAATTTAATATTCCCAAAATATAACAATGGAAAACTTCCAATTTTATAAGCCTTCTATAAAGAGCGCCGAGCTTCTTAAAGCGGCAGCCCTATCAGAAGGAATATTCCCTTATAGTGAGGTAATGAAACATGTTATTGGTGGGGAAGGGGTTTCTAACGCAAATAGATTACTTCATGGCTTAGAATTAATGACACAGGTTGAAGGTGTTGGGGGCTGGGATAAATTATCTCCTTATTCCCAAAAAAGAGTCACTAAGGCAATGGTAGGAATAGGAGTTCCAGAAAAGAGTATTCAAGATTACAGGACGACTCTTGCAAGCATACCGTTTGACAGGGGTAATGCCAAAAGATTTGCTAAAATTAGTAGAACCTGGGAATCAGAAACAGGAATGCCGGCAATTTTCGTTGATCAGAGTCTACCACTGGATAAACAAAAAATCGTTATAAATCATGAACGCATACACAATACTCATTATGCAAACAAAGACCATAGTTTTTGGATAGAACATACTCCTAAGGAACCTCTTTATAAAGTGATGGAAAAATCTTTTATGCCGGGAGGGGGGGATAACTCACTAAAGGAAAGTAGTGAAGAATACAAGGCTCTTCTCTCGAGAAGAACAGGTCATATAGAGAGCGGAGTATGGGGACGGCCTGGATATGATGATAGGCAATTTCTACGTAGAGCAAAAAAACTAACCAAGCTTAGTGAGACGAATCCCGAATTATTTGAAAAATATGTAAATAGAGCTAGTGCTAAATCCCTTATAGGTATGAGCTATTCCCAACTTGTAAGTCCTAAGAAAGACGAATACAAGCTTCATTTGCAGAGTGAAAAGTTGGCTTATGCACATCAATATGATGAAACCTTTTTGGAAAAAGCTAGGATAGAAGGATTAGTTACTCATCACACTGTTAAAGTCAAGTTAGAAGAAAAGATAATGGCTTTAGGAGATTCAAACCTTAAAAGAGTAGGTTGGGTATCTAAATTTGCTAAAGGCTGTAGACTCATGACCAAGGCACTTTAGGTATACTATAAAGACTTAGAGGATTATTATGGCGTGGTATACAAAACCAGTTAATGAGGGAAAGGGAGCTTTAGCACTTGCTAATAAAGCTCTGCATGCGTATGTTTTAGAGGACGAAAGAGTTATTCGTGGTGGTCAAGCTGCTATGGCAGTTTCCCATAATGTAATAGCCAAATCCAAAGAAATTATAAACGAAGCATCTGCTATAGGTAGAGATGCTGCATCTACAGCTAAACGTACTTGGGGTGCCACTGCATTTAGTGGAAGTTCCTTAGGATATCATGCTGCTGGGGGTGCTGCTATTGGAGCAGGACTTGGAGCAGGAAGCGCCTATATGAATCATGATGATCCGGTTAGGGGTGCTATGAGAGGCGGTATCTATGGAGCAGGGCTTGGATTAGCAGCTGGAGCTGGCCGTTCTTTAAGGGGTGGTTATTACGGACAGGGTGGACTAGGAACTATCAGAGGTGGTATGGCTGGTAGAAGATCTGGCAGAGGAATAGAAGCTCTACATGCTGGATTACAAAATCGAATACCCTTGGGGTTGCCAGCACCTGGATCGGGGTTTGTACCACAAAACGTCTCGGATATGATATCTAGACATAGTCAACCAGGGCCGTTAGCTTGGACAAGATAACCAATGCCTATAAGTAATGAAATATTAAAGGGAGTAGAATCCTTAGCTACAGCAGGAAGGGGCCACGCATTAATGGTACATGCTTTAGCTATGGCCGGAGGAGCGGGGATAGGTGCCTACGCCGACCCAGACAATAGAGGAAAAGGTGCTTTAATAGGAGCTGGAGTAGGAATGGTAGCTGCTTCTGCCCCAAGATTCGTACAGAATATAAATGGTCCAGCAGGAAAAGCGTGGAAAGCAATACCAGGAAAGGGTATACTAGGAGTAGGAGCAGCTGTAACAGGTTCTGCAGCTTATGGAATGTATTCAAAACCAGCAGAATTAGAGCGGGCCGGAGTAGCACAGCCAAGCCCTACAGGCAACACAGACAACTCAGAAGTATCATATGATAACTATAGATACTCTCTTACAGATAGAGTAGCCACAATGAACGCTGGGGGAGATTTAGTACTAGGACTACATAATCTAAGACATGGTTAATCCGACGAATTATCTCAATAACTTAACCTCTGCCAGACCTACAGTATGGAAGCGATTAGGAAATGCTAAAGCAGTAGGAATAGATGGGACTTTATTGTCTCTTCCTTTTGTGGGTTATGCTGCAGCTACTGCTCCTAGAGGTTATAAAGGAGCAGATGCAATTTCGGCTGGGGTAACTGAATTAGTTGTTTGCCCCGCTCTTACAGCTATAACATACCTAGGAATATCATTTTTACTTCCAGGGATAGGAGCTGGCATGGGAATAGCAATAGTAGCTAGCTATATAGCTAGCCCTGTTATAGGATTCATAGATACAAGACTTAATAGAGGATTCAGACAGTTTAGAGATATAGATAAGAATACAAGAAGATTACAGTTAGGTTATACAGATACTCCGGGAGCACAGCTTCAAAGACAGACAGCACTACAGGATATGAGCGGTGCAATGGGAAGCAGGCGTAGATTTATTGGAAGGGAAGCGGAGATGCTTCATAGATAAGGTGATAAGGAAGGATAAATGGGAACTAATAATATTAATAGAACACTTGCTAGTCCGCACCCTATGTATGGGATCCGGCCTACTTTTAACATATCTGATTTAAGTAGAGAGTCAGGAGGATTTAAAATCCCAGCCTTAACTAATATAACTGCGGCCACTGTATCAATCCCCCAAACCCCAGGAGCAAGATTTCTGTCTATTATTCCGACTATAACAGATCCAGCTGTAAGCTTTGATATAGATCTATATACTTGGAATGGAAGTACAGCTACAAAGGTCTATACCTTTACTGGAGCTAGTACATATAACCCAAATGGTCAGTCTATCTTTATGGGTGGCTTTGAAGGAGTAGATCTTCAAGGTGGCGCATTTAAATTAGGAGCGTCTAATGTAGTTAATCCTAATACATCTAACTTCAGCATAGCATATGAAGTAAATGGGTAAAGAAGGTAATAGATATGAATTTCAATAAGCCAATAGCAAAAATAGGTACATTTCTGTCCAATTATGGTAAACATACCATGCAAAGAAAGGGAAGAGTAATCGCTGGTTCATTGGCTGGTGCTGGAATAGGCGCTGTTGCTGGTGGAGAGGATCATAGAATTTCTGGTGGATTAAAAGGAGCAATCGGAGGAGCTTTCATTGGTAGAAGTGCCATAGGAGCTTGGGTTAAGGGAGCCTCTATAACTGGAGTGTCGAGGACGATAGTAGATGACATGTTCCACGCTGACCGTGGATCCGTAGCCAATATAGTAGCAGGTCTCAAAGAAAGCAAGAGTTATTTAGCGGGTCGTATGTCACGTAGAGGGCAAGCAGCAGCGCGTCTTGGTAAACGGTGGTTTGGCGGGGAATAATTAATGACAGTAGACATCAGCCTAGATGCTTTCTTAGCCAAAGTAAATAAGAGAAATACTAATCCTGACGGTAGTGTTATAGATCCTTATCTATTAGATAGGATGGATAATCCTATTTGTCAGGATTGTCATGCTCAATATAAGCTTAAATATCCAGGAAAGCCATTTAATATTAAGTGTAATGGTGTGTACGGAGAGGATGATTATCTACGCACGCAGCAGAATATGAAAGCTGCCGTTCCAGATGAAGACCCACTCCCTATAGAAGATCCAAATGGGAATGATATAAGAGAAGTATTTGATATAGCTTATTGGGCCAATAAATATATAAATACCAAGGACGATAATGGAGAGTTCGCCCCATTTGTAGCTAGACCATATCAAGAAACAATTCTAAAGTGTACTGCTAATTTAAAGGTAGACAGACTAGGACGTGGTTTGGGAAAAACCACAATTGCCAAGATAGAAGAAATACATAAAGTCTTTACCACAAAGAATTATGATGATTTAATTATCTGTCCAGCAGACTCCCAATCAGATGGTTGGTATAACGGAATTATAGAACTTATTGATACTTCTACAGGTTTGCAAGGATCTATAGCTGACAAGAAGCAAAACCCATTCAGAAAAATAGTATTTAAGAATGAGGCAGAAATAAGAGTATTCACTGCTGGTTCTTCCTCCGGCAGAAAAGCCTCCTCTATAAGAAGTCAATCTCCCAGAAGGGTTAGGATAGACGAGCAAGACTATCTTGTGGAAGAAGATTGGGGGGCCATATCACCCCTTCTTACACGTTATAAGAATTCAGAATTCCATGGATCCTCTACTCCAACTGGAGATAGATCTAAGTTCTGGCACATGTGCACCCAGGATGATAGGTACAGAGAATTCTATTATCCAATTTCTGTTCATCCAGATTGGGATGATGAAATGGAAGTAAACTGTCGGACAGAAGCTCTTACTGAAGATAGATATCGACATGAGTACTTAGCTGAGTTTGGAGATCCATCCCAGGGTGTATTCAAGAATATTTTCATAGATCAAGCCAAAGTTAGATACTCAGATCCTTTTAGAGAAAAATTAAGAGGTTATGCTACTTGTGTTTACGATGGCTCCAAAGAATACTTTATGGGGATAGACTGGAATGGAGAAGGAACAGGTACTCGCATTAGAGTTGTAGAATATGATCCAGTTACTAAGATAACTCGTTGTGTAGCCAAGCATACTGTAGATTTTAAAGGATTTACTAACCAAGATTCTATAAATGCGGTAGTAAGATATAACTCCCTATGGCATTGTACTAAAGTCTTTATAGATCATGGATATGGGGCAACTCAGTTAGATGATCTTAAACTTATAGGGCTGAATTCAAATGACCCAGATACCAAAAGACTAGTCAATGTTGTAAGTATAGATTTCGGGGCCAATCTAGAATTTAACAATATAATATCTTCTAGAGCTAAATCAGGCAGTAGATATATAGAAAAAGAAGAAGTAAAAAGACGTACCAAACCTTTTATGGTAGAAGGTACAGTCATGCGCTTCGAGCTTCAGACTATTAAATTCTCAGATGATGATACAGTCCTAGATTCTCAATTAAGAGGATATAGAGTAAAGAATTACTCACAGGATGGATTTGCTAATACTTACACCACAGAGGGCGGAGTAGGAGATCATGATCTCGATGCTTTCATGTTAGCCCTCTTAGCTGTAGAAATGACGCATGGACTATATGCCACTCCAGATTCTTATAGAAGGCACCTTGCTACTATTTCTCATGCCGGATCGTGGGGTGTTGCTTTAACTCCCAGCGCAACTCCAAAATCTGCTCCTGAGGTATTAGAAGAGAAGAAAGTAGCATCTGGTATAGCTAGAAGAATGCCTAAATCAGAAGCTCAGGATGAATATAGGATCCTATACCTAACCAGAGGCGGGGCAACTATCGCCGCTAATCCAAGAGCTAATGTTCCTTCATATTCTAGAACATCTATATTTAAGAGTGATAAACCAAGAGGGAAGAGATGGGGAATGTAAACACAGATTTGGCGGCCGTTACTTATCTTGCTTCTTATGACATACCATTAAATATTACTATTATGTCTAAAACACAGCAATGGGCATTTCAGCAGCAATTAGCTTATAATGCTATGCTACCATATATATGTAAGGACTTTCATGGGCTTCAAGACTTCTATACTCAAATGTCTATGTACTCTGCTGCAAATCCAATCTACTTAGCCGGGCCGTGGTCTACAATACAAGCCATAGTTCCATTGAACTCTAATATACAAAAGGAAATGTATATAGATCCTAATCTTGGTCAAGTAGGAGATTTATTTGCTCAGCTTCCTGGATTTGGTAAAGTATTTTCAGTATCCTCTGTAGACGATAGTAATGATATTTCAGAAGCAGTTGGATAGGATGACTAGTGAATTTTAACCCATTTACATTTATATATAATCCTCCCCCAACAGTAAGTAGTGATATACCTGTTCATCCAGCCTCGTCTGTAACTGGACCTACTACTATATATAGTTCTACATCTTCAGTTACTAAAGAAAATAGTTTATCAAGTGCTTTAATAACCAAATTTAATAATTTAGCAGAAACTAGTGCTTATCTACAAAATATAATTAAATTAGTGTCGGGAAACATATCTATTTCGATAAATCCAGACAGAGACCCAGGTTTAGCACAAGCATTAAATACTTTATACGGGAATGTTCCGCCGGCTATATCTATAGCTATGTATAGTAACTTATTAGATACTAATATTAATCTTCAGTTGACACAGGCTGCGCTAGGAACAGATTCAACTTCACAGATAAATCAAGTACAAGCAAGTGCTTTATCTACGACCATAACTGCGGTAGAAAATTCCCTGTCAGATAGCGTTACCTATAGTTCCCAACTTCCTCTATTATTAGGTAGTCTAAAGACACAAGCAGCTATGTTTACTTCCATGGCTACTAACCTACATACATACCCAATACAACAAGCCGCCCCAACCCCAAATAGTAGTGCTCCTATAGTTATGTCCAATATAGATATGAGTACTGGATTATCTGATACACTAAATGGGGTAGTAAATGATTTCTCTGGGGCCTACGCTGGAGTATATAAAGTTTCGGCTACAGTTGGTGTCATAGCCGACGATGTTACTAATGTAGTTAACACTTTAGTTTTACAGCCACTAGGAGATTTAGTAAGGGTAGTAGCTTTAGTAAATGGAGCCAAAGGCCTAATATACAAGGATGTATTTAAAGATTTATATAAAGACTTATGTAATTATGTATATCTCAGACTTGTAGCTGATGCTAGTTTAATAGTATTTACTGCAGATAAACTGACTCAAATAGCTTTGACTCCACTTAAAAATATTACTGGGAGTCTTGGACAAATAATGTCCACATTTAATAAAGCAAATGCTGCTATTGGATCTGTTGCATCTGGATCAGTATTGGGTGGGCTAAGCAAAGCTAACTCTTGTTGTACCAGTAATCCACAAGCTCCTCTATCTATGGGAAACTCCAGCGCTAATTTGTTAGGAAATACTGGATTAGGGTCTGGAAAAGCTTCCGGAGGAGCAGCCAAAGAGCTCAATGCTATGAGTAGTGGTATAAAAGAAATCGCCTCTTCCATAGCCTGGTTACAAATAAAGATAACTTCTAAGATGAATAAAGTTCTAGAAAACTTCAAAAAGGTGCTTGGGAGAAGCTTAGAGAACACAACATCTCATACTAATCTATTATGTAGCTTAAGATCGGCAGAGCAGCTAGTTACTATAGCAACGTCTCTAGCAAATATGAACACATCAAATCCTTCAGGAAACCCGCTAAATACAATATCTAGTATTACACAGACAGTAAATCTAAGTTCTAATATGACTAGTTTTGTATCAACAGCTGGTTCAATAACAACCTCTATTTTGGGGGTTCCTCCCCCAAGTACCAATGTTCAATCAGTATTAGCAACTGGTGGATTGACTCAATTGGGAGTTCCTCCAATAGCAGGCTAGGAGTTATAAAGTGCCTAAAGTACCCGCAAAGCAAATTAAGAAACCTACAAAACCAGCGACTAAGCCTGTGATCAATGATCCAGAGGAAGACTATGATCTAGTTATGCGTATGGATAGAGTACTAAACTCGAAGAATGGGACAAATAATCCAAAGACTGTAGTAGGTATAAAGTCTAGATTAAATGGAGATATAAAGACACTGGGACCAAGAACAGTTCTAAAGTCTGTGGCCTCAATTTCAGCTAGAACAAAAAAGGAAGATGCCCTACAGGTAAAGGATGTATCTACTACTACAGAGCCAAATATTAAAAAGCAGCTTGAGAAGAATGCTGCTTATCAAGGTGTTTACAAAGGTGTAACTGGTATAGTTAAGCCAGAATATAATTTACTTGAAGCCTTTGCCATTTATGATACAGAGATCTATGTTAGACAGGCTATAACTCGTAGACTTTCTCTTATGTTTAGAAATGGTTGGGATGTAGTTAGTGATGTTGAAAATAATCAGAAGAATGTAGCTTATATAAAGAAGAGATTAGCAACCTTAGAGTATGTTATGGATACGCCCATTCAGGCTTTCTTTGAGCAGATTCTATACAACCTGCTTCTTACTTCTAATTGTTTTTTATACAAGATTAGGGATACAAAGGCCTCCCCAGGAATAAAGAATAAAGCTAATAGGAATAGAATACCTGTAGCAGGATATGCTTTTATACCTACACATCAAATCATGCCTTACTTCGAGGTTGGCCAACAGATCTTCTGGAGAAGATACTATGAAACTGGAGCCCCATTCGAAGATATTCCTATTGAAGATATAATTCATTTAAAGTGGGATGTAAAAACCGGCCATTGGTACGGTACCCCAAGACTTATAGGAGTAAAAGACGACATCTTTGCTTTAAGAAGGTTAGAAGAGAATATAGAGTTATTATTTATAAACTATTTGTTTCCTCTGTTTCATGTACAGGTAGGAAGTAAAGAAGCTCCATGTTGGTATGGTTCTGAAGGGCAGAGTGAAATAGATTTAATTAAGGCAGCTATTGAGAATATGCCTAAGGAAGGTATATTCGTTACAGACGAAAGAGTAGCGGTTAAGTCTGTGGGGGCCGAGGGCCAAGCTCTTGATACTAAAGAGTTAATAGCTCATCTGAAGCAAAGAGTACTATCTGGATTAGGAGTATCAAGTCTTGATGTAGGGGAAACAGGGGCTACAAGGTCAGCCGCAGATAACGTATCCCAGAATTTAAAGGATCAGATTAAATCTGATCTGACAAAGTTCTGCGATCTAATGAGAATGCATTTCTTCAAGGAGTGGTTCCAAGAAGCAAACTATTCTTTATCCGTTCAAAATGCTCTACAAGCTACCCATATTAGATTTAAAGAAATAGATATAGATAATAAATTGAAGCTAGAGAACCATTTAATTCAACAGTGGCTGAATGACTCTATGACTTTGGAAGAGTATAGACATGCTATGCAACGCCCAGCTTTGACTCCAAAGGATGTAAAAACTACTCATAGTTACATGGCTAATGAGTATGCTATTAAGCTGGCTGAAGCTGCTGCATCTGCTAAAGCTTCAGCAAAAGATCCTGCTGCAAATACCTCAAATAACAGGGCTAGACCAGCTAATCAGCATGGCAGAAACCCAGCCGCAACAAAGGCGAAAAGTAACAGTGAGGTATTCTATGAACTACTTTTAGACGAGTTAACTATAGCAAAAGATCTTCATGACCTAACCAAAGATCCATGGCATGAAGCTTCTAGTCGAGCCGTTGACTTGGCTGTTCTTAAATTCAACAACGGAGAAATTACCTTCGAGGACAATAAGACCTATACTAATCAACCACGTATAGAAGACATTATAGATATAAACTCATTTAAAGTTGCAGTAGCAGTGACAGACGACATAGAAATACTGTCTGTCGTGATTTCATCGAAGTTAGAAAAGTTAGAAGAATTAGAGGACATAAATGGCACAACCACTCCCAATAATCAATATTCAAACGAACACCAAGAAGATACCGCTGGGCGAAGCGATCCAGAACCCGGAACTGGTAAAGACTTCCTCTTCGAAGACTAATCTACCCCCACAAAATAGAATTATGCCACTCCCATTTGTATACGATCCATCACAAACGAGACGCTAATGCCAATGCTCCACATGAAGGATTACCTAACGATCAGCAAATCAGACGTTAGGTATCCTAAGAAATCTACAGATAGTAAATCACTTTTAGTAAAGACTCGCGCTACTCATGCCGCTTATGTAAACGGGAATTGGAGATTTTACCGCCCGGATAGCGTACAGAAAGCGTGCCATACTTGGGTGCCCGACAACATGGCTCGCAAGCCTGTGATTGTTAATCATGTAGAAAATAGTGATGTGTTAGGAAGAGTTATAGAAGCAAAGTACGTAGATGAATCCTATTTATGGTCTAACGACTACCCAACAATAAAAGATTCCTTGTTTTATAAAACAGATGGAAAGAAAGTAGGGTTGTTCGAAAGTGTAGATTGGATAGTAGATAATCTGGCCCCCATAAAGGGATACACTGGATTAGGTTACATAGAATTAGGTTTAAAGATTAGCAATCCGGAAGCCATAGAAAAGGTATTAAGAGATGAGTATCTCACTGTCTCTGTAGGATTCACAACTGATTCGGCTATTTGTTCCATATGCCACCAAGATTGGGCGGTAGATGATAGATGTGAACATGCTCCTGGAGAAAAGTTCGAAGACAAGACTGCATTCTTAATCTGTGGGCCAAAGGCTTATGACGAGGTAAGTTTCGTTAATTTTCCAGCAGATCCATTTGCTTCAGTTATATCCAAAGAAGTATTGCAGGATAATTTAAACAAAATCTTCTTCTTAGGTCAAAATGCTAGTCAGAGGAATTCTAATCTAACATTCTCTGATAGCTTATTCACAGATGATATTACTCATCACGAGGGAAACATGGATAATTTAGATGTATTGATTAGTGAAGGTAAGTTTGATGATATACTTGCTGTTATTAAGTCAGAAACTCTAGACGCTGAGCAAGCATCAAGTCTGAAAGCGGGCCTACATGAATGGAACCCAGACACTGATGAGCTAAAAACTAGAAAGCGCAGCCTGGTATCTACTTTGAATGCTCAGATCCGCAAAAAGGATCTCAATAAGAATGTTGACACAGTAGAAACAGTAGATCCAGAAGTAGTAGCGGCTATCACTGATGATGCTGATGGTACTGTTAATGATGGTTGTCCTGACGGGGTATGTGGAGTAGGTTGGAATCTAGAAGACCTTACAGACCCAGATGACAAAGCTTTCTTCCAAGATGAAGAAGGAATATATGCAGAACTGGAAATAGAGCTAGCTGAAGTAGCCAAAGAGCAAGGGATTAATCTAGAGGATGCAAAGCTTTCAACCACAAAAAGAAAAGAATTAAAAGGTGGCACTTTCTGCGGACCCAATAGAAGTTTTCCAGTACCAGATTGTGCGCACGTAACAGCGGCAAGAAGACTTATCGGCCGAGCGAAGGTAAGTGCAGACACTAAAGCAAGAATTCTATCTTGTGTATCAGGAAAAGCAAAAACTCTCAAATGTGCAGTGAAAAGTGAAAAAGATACTATTTCTAGCGTAAGCGATAAGATAACAGGGTTTGCAGGAGAAAAGTTTAAAGATACAGGAAAGGAAGTATTGGTATTATTCACTTCCTTAGATAAAGCCTATGATAAATCAGAGCCAGAATTGAAGAGCGATATGAGAAGCATGCTCTCTGCTATGTCTCAGGATTGGTACGCAGATGACTATGTGTCATATATGTCTAAAGCATTAGCTGAAAAAGACATGCTTACAATTACCAAACAAGAATTGGGAGATAAGGAAGACGCCTTAAATACTTTATCTGATGAAGCAGCTGCTGTAAAGAAATCTTTAGACGGGCAGAAAGAAATTAATAAGAGTCTTCTGGACGTTTATAAGAAATCTCTAGCCACTCAGATAGTAGTAGATAAAATTACTAAAGGTCAAGAAGGTTATGTAGACCTAGACGCAGAAGCCCGTAAAGAAAAAGTACGTAGTTTAGCTAAGAGACACGTTGAGTATTTAAAAGATACTGTGAACGATATTTTAGCAGAGGCTAAGTTTATAGAGACACCTGAAGATAGTACCCTAGAGGTTGGTCATCAGGTAAGTGATAACGCTTCTATTGGAGCACCAGAATCCACCACGCAAACAGCTATGACTGATACTAAGAATGTGGTAGTTGCCCCTGAATACCTATATCGTCAAGAAAGGACGATAGCTCTTCTAACAGATGCTTATGAAAAAGCTAAGTTGAAGGCTTAATAACGGAGACTTAAATGGCAGGTTTTGATCTTAACAATAATTTTACCGGTAATGTATTCGGTCGTGACCGTATGGGTCATGTCGTTCCAGATCTGGAATTCACAGAGACTCTACGTCCCTATCTAAGTATTCCTTATCCGGCACCTTACCTTCCTACGAAACGTCAGGACCAGGCACATCCTGTTCTGGCTTCGGTCGTACTGACTTCTCAGGAAGCAGTAGGACTAGACGCAAACGGCGCTATCGTTCCCGCTGGTTTGTTCTGCGGATCTCAGTCAACAAAGAGCGGCGGCGGTCTGTACTGCGCACTGAAGTATAGCTCTCCTGACGTTGGATTTGCTTACAATGCTATTACTGGTAATACAGTTGCGGCCCCAGGTGAAGTAGCAGTACTAGCCTGTCCTTCAGATGGTACGGGTGGTGATGTAATTACATTCCCAGATGGGACTACTTATAGCGTTACGTCTGGAGACGTTACAGCAGCAAAGGCTTGTACTCTGTTCCCACAAGGCGTTGTGCGTCCAATCGGTGTTACTATTCGACAGGTATTCCAGTACATTGGTGGAGTAAATGTAATTAACAACTCTGGTGGAATCAAGTTCACTTTGGATGGCGTAACTCCTCTGAAGTACAAAGTACTCAACTACATGCATGAGATGGGAACTGCTGTTTCGACAGAAATGGTACTCCGTCTGCCTTGGATCGGAGTTGCTGAGAATACCTTGCAGTCTTTGGCTACTACAGACGGTCTTACCCAGTACACCCAGTCAAACTATGGTCGTTCGTTTACTCACTTTATTGGAGAAGCAGCCCTAACCGGCGCAAGTCCAGTGGGAAGTGGTGCGACAGCAATTGCTCCTGGAGCAAGAGTTGTAGCAGCTCGTGGTTTCTCTGCTGGTAACTTTGCAGTTTACGATTCGGCCGTAAATGATCCAACAGAAGTCGTAGGAATAGTTCTCGGCGTACAAAATACATATCCAATTCAGGATTATGTAAACCGTGTACGTACTCTGTATAACCCAAATAGACTGGTAGGACCCATCAAGGATCCAAATCCGGCCAGCTTAATGATGGGTGGTTCTGCAACTAGTGGTATTGATTTCATAATCAACCTCACTACAGACGCCATCTTCAACACAGCTTATTTGGCTGGTACTACACTTCGTCCAGAATACAGCACGTTTATATCGGTGGCTTTCCGCTCGTTCTAATTGATTCTAAAGGACTTAGCAGGTTTGATTCCTGCTAAGTCCTAAACCTTAAGGCAAGAGAAGTCCTAGTAATGGCTCAGACACAAACTAAACATCAGACTTTTATAGTCAATGGCAAAGCAACAATTACTCCATCAGGACTTAGGTGTCAAGGCCCAAGAGTAAAGCAGCCTGAGTTAGCTTGTAACAAACTGCTTGTAAAAAAGAATTCATTAAATCAGCTTTGTGGCTGCTTCCGTTGTGAGCGCTGTGGCCAAGACATAGAAGTAACAATAGAGTTTATACCAGTAACAAAGTAGTAAAAGTAACAAAGTAGTAAATATTATAAAGATCCGTGCATCAGTAATAAGAGGATCCTTAAACGCCCTAGGAGGGCACGTAATCATGCCAACAACAATGCAAATGACGGATCAAGAAGTCGCCTCATACAGACGCTTCGATAGTATTATCCGTGCAAATGGTTTCGACCCAGAGGTAAAAAAGCACATTACCATCAAGGACGCTCTTGAGATTCAGAATGCTGCCTTTATGATCCCCAGGGTTATGACACAAGTAATCCAGGAAGGAATCGAGCCTCTGCTTATCGGCACCAATCTATTGCAGAAGATTGATTACGTCCCTGGTATGCAGACTGTCTTCCCGTTTGTGGAACCCTTAATCGCTGCTGAAGTTGGAGACGGAATGGGTCTGCCTATTCTTTCTATCAACGTCGGTGGAGCTGCAACTTATGGTATGAATGTTAAGCGTCATGGTTTGATGCTTAAGATTGACAATAAGTTCATCGAAGAGTCGGCTTACCCATGGCTAAACATGTGGCTACGTATGGCCGGTAATGCTCTGGCTCGTCACAAAGAAGAGTATATCTTCAATTTCATCACTAACCTAGGACAAGTTGTCTTTGACAACTCTACTACTGGAAGAGCATATAGCTCTAACGAGCAGCCCTCTAAAGGTATTACCACTGGTCGTAACGTTCTAGGACAGTTCAATGGTTCTATGACTGTAGACGATGTGTTCGATATGTACGCCCAGCTTTTGATGGACGGCTACATTCCTGACACAATGCTGGTACATCCTATGGCATGGCTGATGTGGGTTAAAGATCCTGTCCTCCGAGAGTTTGCGATGCAGGCTGGTGGTGGATCGTTCTTCGCCAACTTCACAGGCAACGCTGCTGTTCTTGGTAATCCTTTCTGGAATAACCAGGGATTAGGGTTTAGCCAAGGTCAGTCTGGTACTTATGTTAACGGAGTTCTACAACCTTCTAGTGAAAACGGTAACGTTGGTGGGCTGCCACAAAGACAGACCTCTGCTCCCGTACTGCCTAACTACCTAGGACTTCCTTTCAAGATCCTTGTATCTCCCTTCATGAGCTTTGACCCAATTAATAGACTTTGTAACATAATTATGTTCAACTCTAGTAACTTGGGCGCACTAATCGTTAAGGAAGATGCACACGTAAAGAACTTCGAAGACCTGCGCTACCAGATTATGGAGCTTGGAATCGAAGAGTCTTATGGATTCGGCATTCTGAATGAAGGATTGGCAATCGGCGTAGCAAAGAATATTGCAATTCGTCCGAACGAGTTCATTACACCTACCCGCAGCTACATGAACATCAATGAAGCTGGTTCTCTATACCAGACACTGGATGGAGTACAGAACTTTGGTTCCAGTACTGTGGCCCCAGCCAATCCTCTGGCTGTATAAACTAAAACTTAAAGTTGCATACTACCTTAAAGGCGGGGACGGCTACCATATCGTCTTCGCCTTTAGTATTTTTAAAAGAGACCCATAAGAGGTAATAATAAATGGCAAAAGCAACCTACGAAAATTACGGATTAGTAGGAAGACTCCTTTCACTGAATACTCGTACAACCAAAGTATTTACATGTGGGGGATTTTCGGTAAACTATAATAGACCTATCGCTATGGTGACTCCGGAAAGTCAACAGGCCTCTATAAAAAGAGCCATGGCAGAAGGGAAATTAATAGACGTAACAGATCAGAATACCAACGGACTTAATTTAGGGGGCGCTAATCAATCGAAACCAAAGTTCTCGGATACTGGTGAGACCGCATTTATAACAGTAGACAAGAATGGTGGCATGATGATAGCCATACCCAAAGATAAGGCTGAACAAAATGAATTTGAAGATATGATAGCTAAGAGTGGAGTATTAATATTGGATACAGCTAAACTTTCTGATAAACCAAGCCCACTACTTGCTAATAGAGTAACTGCAGCGGGGTCCGATATTTTGCTGAATGAGTTGGCGAATAAACTAGAAAGTTTGAAGAGGTAATATGGCAGTTCCTACAATAAGATCAGTATCTCCGGACGTGTCTTCTACCGGGGTTATATTAGGTACTCCTATAGTAGTTACTTTTAGTGAGTTAATGAATCACTCTAGTATTAACCAGTCTAACTTTGCTTTAATATCTCCTGTTGGAACAATGATTATAACTCCTACAGAGGAGATAGCACAAAACCCTTCTCCAATTTCCGGCAAAAAGAACGTACCTGGAAAATTTAGCTTTAATGATAACACAGGAGTAACTATAGTAATTTTTACTCCAAAAGAAGTTTTAATTCCTAATACTACATATACTGTTATTATTATAGGGGCAGGTGCTTACCTTGTATCTAACCCAGTATTAGGAGCAGATAATACTCCTTTAGCTACTAATTACACATGGACTTTTACTACAGGAACATTAAATTTATCCACTCCTCCCCCCACATCTCCTTTAGCACCAACAAATGTAGCATTAGATTTAAGAAGCGTGGCAATAATTCCCAGAATGTTTCCTAATCCAAATGGAACCGATTTAACTCAAACTATAAAGTTAGTTTTTCCGGATAACATAGTTGCTGAATCATTCAGTATGGAAGACCTACTATTGAGTGTAAGTTCTATACTAGGAGATCCCTCAGTAACTATACCTACTGGGTTAACGACTAGTGCAACTGTAGCAACTGACACTATTACAATAACAATCTCTGGATGGCCGGCATAAAATGTCAATTACAATAGATAATAAATTAAGAGCATTCCTCGATTTGATTGCTTTTTCAGAGGGCACAAGTACCAGCTCTATTACTAAGAATAATGGATATGATGTAATTGTCTCAGGAATACATGGGCCTTCTATTTTCACCGATTATAGTGATCACCCCTTTGCCCACGGCGGAACTGTAACCGTACGTACTAACCCATTGCTCGTTTCTACAGCCGCTGGGCGTTATCAGGTTCTCGCTCACTATTTCGAAGTTTACAAGACTCAGTTACACTTACCAGACTTTTCCCCCACATCACAAGATGCGGTAGCTATAAAACAAATATCAGAATGTAATTCCATACATTTAATTGAGCAGGGAAATGTTTCAGAAGCTATTATGGCTTGCTCTCGTATATGGGCCAGTTTTCCAGGCAATGATTATAATCAACCTGGTGGAAAGTCTTTAGCAACCTTAGTTTCACAGTATCAAACTTTCATTGGAAAGGATAATTAACTATGTTCAATATTAAATTTCCTAGTATAGCTTCTCCACAAGGTACAATAGTACTTATTGCGGTTTTAGAGTTTGTATTCCTGGGAGCAATGATTTATGTATTTCAATCTAGCCACGGAAGTCCAGAGTTACGAGATGTGCTCAAGGGTGGATTCATTGGTTGGAATACTGCACTAGCACTGGCTCTAAACTCTGGGTCTCCTAAGGAACCAAAAGATAAAACTAATCCCCCAGTTGATCCAACAGTTAAGTAAAAGAAAGGTAGAATAATAATGTCAGTATACCCTGGGGATTCATACATCTTCATTTTATCTCTTACTCATATGGATGGTACAACCCCATCTGTTGGTACGATTCCGACTATTCAAATAGTTAATGCAACTACAAGAGCTTCTGTACTGGGGACCCCAGCAACAATGACTCTAGTTGCAGGAAGTGTATTAGTATATACCTACACTTGGGTTACTTCCTCGGCCCAGGCGTATGGAGATTACTTTGCAGTAGTATCATATGTAGCTGATACAGTTGTAGTTACTGGTAGATATCTAGACCGTGTACGACTAGGAGATACATATGTAACCGGGCAGGTAGCTCTGAACTCCACAGTCGCTAAAGACATTACAGTAGCAAAAGATTCGACAGTAGCACACTTAACAGACTTAGCCACAATTAACCCAAATAATTCTTCTGTAGTTTTATCTATTCAAGCAAAAACTAATAACTTACCAGTAGATCCAGTATCCACTTCTCTAATAACTGTATTACAAGGACTTATAACTGACATACATGATTGCAATCTAGGAGCCATAGTTATAGACAGAACGCAGAATCCAAGAGTAATGACGATTAGAAGAGTAGCAGATGGTAGTACTTTAGCTACTTTCCAACTTTCGGAGACATCTACAACAACGACTAAAATCCCTTCGTAATAGAGTTAAAGGATTAATAATATGATTGCCGGCCTAAGTTCTGACATAATTACCTCTATGTCTAAAGATGGAGTAGCTACTACTGCCGCTCTAGTATGTATGGGCCTATACGTTAGACAGTTTATAAGAGAGCGCGCGCAGGATAAAGTAGGTCCTGTCCAAACAAGGTTAGAAGATCAACAGTATAGTGCTATTATAGCCTCATTGAACGAAATAAAAGAAAATCAAAAGACTATAGTCGATCATCTCGGAGCATTAATGTCTAGCGAAGCAATTTCATCAAGTATGAAAGAAAGTCTATCCGAAGATTCTCATGAGATTAAAAATATAGGTAACATATTACTACAGGATTTGAGAGCG